TTTCTAAAGATCTTTGAATTGTGTCAGCTACACCAGTGGATCCGGGTTGATCGCCGCCTACTGGGTGCGGTGCATTAGGAATGATTTGTGTTTGAATGACATTCGAAATCTCATCAAGAGACATCGTGTCAGGAAATTGAACAACTCCGACATTTGGGATGTTTACTGATGGCATGATTTGTCTTTTTAAGTTGGAACTACCCCACCTTTACCGCCATTAGCGGTAGGGTCCCATCTTAAACTACCGCCGGGGGTTGACGGCAAAGTTTTTATCACTGACTGTGCAGGAGCAGCTGGTGGCGCTGTAGAAGCTCCGGGTGCAGGAGCAGCTCCGGGTGCAGGAGCAGCTCCGGGTGCAGGTGCTTTTTGAAGGGCAGGATTGTCCTGAGTGCCGGGCATAGTGCCACCAATCAAACTTCTTTGGATAGGACTTTGCATACCCCAAGCCTCTTTTTGAGCATCTTCCATGGCTTGTTTTCTGCCTTCTTCACCAGCAAACTTGTATTGTTTATTGTCATTATTCAAGTTGTCTGTGTAAAATTTGTTTACAAGATTTGCATAATCAAAAGATGCTTTTTGCGCCAGAGCCTGTTGTTGAATAGACAGTTGCAATTGTTTGTTAGCTGCAATCTGAGCCAACCCGATTTTTTTGGTTTCTTCTTGTCCGACCACATTGATCAAGTTGCCGGTCAAAGCGTCACGACGTGCTTGGTCTGCTTTGGCAGCTTCAATCGTGCCTGCTTGTAATCCTTTTTGTTCTGCTTGGATTTCTTTTTGAGCCTGAGTCATACCTTGCACAGCACCCAAACCAGACTTACCAACGTCAGCCAATGTGCGTTGCAGCAAATTACCACCTGTGCCGCCGGGTGAAGTCATCAATCCCAAACCAAAACGAGTCGCCATCTCAGGCAAGATCATTGCCCTGTTTTGTGCAATTTCTTTTTCCTGCGCTTCACGCATGGGTTTGTAAAGATTTGTAACCGTGCCTTCGCCTTTTTTCTCTTCAGCAAAACGGTCTGCAAGGATAGATTTCAAATCAAGTTTTTCTGGTTTTTCTTTAACCTCACCAGCTTCAGCAAACGCAATGATGCCGCCACCAGCCATGTTGGTCATCTCGCCAGTACCAATTGCAGCCACGCCAGATCGAGGTGCCATCTGTTGGGGGGCAGCCATGGCTTGACCAGCCTGTGGATTGTTATGGATGTAGCCGTGCAGCTGAGACAGTCCTGCAGCATCCAGTTTAGCAATTGGGCTGGAAGCTGGGTTTTGTTGGACTTGTTGGAGCTGCTGATCACTCATCATGTTCATTGGCACAGCACCGCCAACGGACATAGATGTGACCTGACCGCCACTAGCGTGACTGCCTGTTGCAGTGTTGTACATAGACGCTGCACCCAAGCCAGCAATACCCAAGCCACCGAGCTGGGACACAGTGCTAGGAGCAGCCTGATACATGGACGTAGACGATTGCTGCATGGGCAGGCCACGCAACATCGAGTTGAGCAGACCCAATTGCATGAATGGATACTGCTGAGCCGTTGCATAGTTTTGAACGGCTTGGTTGATAACGTTTTGCTGTTGGTTTTGTTGTTGAGCACCCAACTGGTTTTGAGTTCCCAAAATACTTTGCTGAGCACCAAGTTGCTGGTTGCCAATATTGGCCAACTGATTTGCGCCGGACATCTGACCTTGCAAAGCACCCAACTGAGCCTGCTGTCCTTGCAAACCCAGATTAGCACCAAACTGCTGTGCTTGTTGTGCGTTTTGGAAAGCGTTTTGCAGACCTGTAGCCGTGATATTGTTAGCTTGAATGTTTTGGTTGCGAGTGTTTTCTGCGTTCATCAACGCTTCACGGCTTCCACCAAAGGCTCCAGCAGACGTAGCAGCAGCTTGCTCACCCACGCCTTGAATGCCATATTGACGTGCGTTTTCAGCCAATTGCTGGTTGATCACGTCATTTTCATAAGGAGACATGTACGCTTGCGTTGCATATGGGTTCGTAGCTTGTTGTGCATACATATTGCCAGCTTGACCCATTTGGTTGCCCAAACGACCCATCTGCATAGCACCCATGCCTGTCAAACCTGTAGCCGCGCCAAATTGTCCCGGCGTTTGTAAATTGGCCGCAGAAGATTGTGCTTGTTGTTGCAGTGGGCTAAAGCCTGCTACGTAGTCTTGTGGGTTGTTGCTGTAAGGCGTGTAAGCATTAAACCCCGTCATGGATGGGTTAAAGATCTGTGCCTGTGCAGCATTCAGCATATTGCTGACGTATGGCTGTGCATAGTCAGGAATATTGGTGTTCTGGACTGTTGTCTGGGTAGGCTGTTGTTGCTGATTGCCACCGCCCCCATAGATACGACCACCGCCTACTTTACGCATGGTGGCGCTATCCCCAAAAGGTTCTCCCAAGGCGTAGAGTTGGCGTTTTGAATACATATCTGTCCTTACAACATCTTTGTGAATACTTTGTCTGTCCATTTGTAACCAAGATACTCAAACAAACGACTGTTGTCTAGATGTATCTTCGTGTGCATCACGATGCGATTAACACCGCGATCTTTCAATACCTGTTCTGCGTATTGAAAAAGTTTGATTCCGACACGGCCTTTGCGATACTCTTTGGTCACAAAGTAAATGTCTTCAAACGCTGTCTTACATGACTTGTAGTGCATATGCGGAGCAATGACAAAGATGATGTATCCAATCAACTTCTCGTCGCTTCTACAAGTGATGCAGCGCAGCATCCCTGAATTTGCCAAGTTCTTATAAGCATCGTAGTCCGGCTCATAAGGGTAATCTTTTGTGACACAAAGCTCTTCGTAGTGTTCCGGAAAGAGCTGTTCGAACTCTTTCAGAAACTTAAAACCATCGACGTCTTCGTAAATGATCATGCTGGTAGGTATTTGTAGGCTTTGGTGTCAGCCGCAATGTCCTTTGATTTGGCACGAGCAGCCTTGATGCGATCCATCATGGCATACAGACGTTTTGCGCCTGCATCTGTGCTTCCATTACCGAGTTCAGAAACAATACGAGCTGGGATCACAAACTCCCCGTCAGCCAGACGAGCAGGTTGCTTGCCGCCAATTGTGGCAGGAATTCCATCGCTTACACCATCTCCGGGTCCTTTGAGCAAATGGCCACCGTCCGAGTAAGCTCCCAGATGTCCATCCACAATATGTTTGTGAGCCATCAAACCGCCTTCTTTGGCAGTCGTAGGCATCTGTGAATTCTGAGCAATGTCTTGTTGCGCCATCGCTTCAGCTTGCGCTTGGGCAGCTGGTTTGATCTCGTAATCACCCAGATTTGCTGTAGGTTGCAGACCTTTGGCTACGCCAATCTTGCTTTTCTTGATCAAAGCAATAGGAGATGTTTGAGCATAGTCAGTGTTGTTGAGTTGATAAACGCCAACATCTGGAGCTTGGCCTTGTTCTAAAACAGGACGTTTTGTCGCTGCCTGTAAACCTGCCATCATCTCTTGAGCAGCACTTAACTCTTGGCCATATGGATCAGATCCGCTGGCCATCCTTGTTACGCCGCCCAGATTCATCTTCATGGGCAAACCTGTGTAACGGTTATCCATGGGAGTCATGGAGTTGGCCGTTTGCATATTCCCAACAGGCATCTGGCTGGGGATGTTGTAAGTGTTGCTCAACATCGTAGACTGAGGCGTATTTTGGTTTTGCATCAGTGAAGGCGTGTAAGCCAACATGCCATTAGAGTCGCCGTTGATAGCCCCAGACTGCATTTGGCCACCATCAGCAGCTGACACTACGCCTTGGTAAGGATTCTGTTGGTAGTTGGGATACTGAGCCTGATAGTGTGGGCTAGGCTGAGCAGGCAACATGGGATTGAAGATAGGATTGCCATTGGCATCCTTGGGAATTGTCTTCAAGCCAAATGGGTTGGATGCCGTTTGAACGCCGGGAACAGATAGTTGGTTGTAAGCACCCAGACCAGACAATCCGGCATTGGCCAAAGCAGCCATACCTGCCATGTTGTTTTTAGCAAACTGGCCAAAGTTTTTCAACGAATCAACAGCTCCAGTTCCTTGAGCATTCGAAATACCTTGACCCATTGTTGTCATTGGGTTGGCTTCAGCATTGAATGCAGCGTTAGCAGCTCCTGCAGAACGAACCACGTCAGCAGGATTAGATCCGGGTACTGCAAGTTGATCTTGGAAACCTCTGATTTGATCAGAAGTAAGATTATTCATGCTGCCAATCTGATTGCCAGCAATGTTAGTTGGGGTGTTTGTATTTGGGATAACTGTTGGATTGCCAGCAGTATCCATTGAATAATTTGTTAATGCGTTTGGTCCTGTTTGAGCAGCCGCTTGATTTTGTGCAAATTGTTTAGCAGCTTCATCGCCACCTGATTGAACAGTTGTATTCAATCCTGCATCAGCCAAACTACCTGCCAGTTCTCCACCGCCCCAAGCGCCAAGACCAGCCATCAAACCTTGGGTCAAGCTACCCGTCATGGCATAGTCAGCCAGACCGATACCGCCAGCCACAAGAGGCATCATCTCAGGACCAAGAACCACAGAAGCAGCAGCTCCAAGAGCCATGGGCAAAACAGAACTCAAAAATCCTGCTTCAGGTAATCCAGTATGGGGGTTGATGGTGAGTGATCCACCGTGCTTTTGCGCCAAATTCTGCATGGCCTGAAGCTCACCAGTGGTCATATGAACCAGATGGGTGTCTTCACCACGTCCGTGCTTCTCTAAGTGCTTTGCAATCAAAGGTAGACTCATGGTACACCTATCGAGTTATTTGAAAAAAATTTTAACATACTACACCGTTGTTCCACTAGCGTTTACCCAGTGCACACCGTTCCACCAGATTGGAATTCCCAGCGTTGTGTCAAAGTATTGACGGCCAACCAACAACTTTGCGTTAGGTCTGTTTGCAGTTGTTCCTGACGAAGGAATTACAGTTGCCTGAGTAAAGTTGTCAATTTGGGTGAAATACAAACGAAAAGCGTTTGAAATCTGGTTTTGATAATCAAACGAATAGTCTGTTGGAGCAATTGGCAAGTTGGGTGCTTTGGTCGCTATCAGGTTACCGTTGTAAGCTGCAGTCATCAACGTCTCCCATCTGGTTTGATGTCAAGCCTGCTCAAGCCAGACTGCCATGCAACGCCAAGGCCGGTAGATTGGATCTTGTACGAAATCTGACGGCCACGCAAACGGGTGTAAACCTCGCCTGTAAATTGCTGAATGTTGTACTCTTGAGGGCTTGGAACCGAATAAACCTGAGAACTTTGCACGGCAGGTGATGCAGCATTGCCAGGCGCTGCGCCAGAGTTTTGACGTGGAATCAATTGCACGGTCACCGATGGGTTGGCCACCGTAGAGCCGTTGAAGTTGATGTCAGGCAACATGCGCCAGACAAAACCAAAGTTCTGTCCCTGTGCAATGTCAAAGTCAGACGATTGAACATAAGAAACAATCGGCTGTGGGCTGGATGTAGCCACGTCATCCACGCCGTTTTCATGGTACAGAAGTCGGCTGTTGTAATCTGCAGCAATAGGGTAACCCCTAATAGCCGTGTCAATCCATGCAGTCCGAGCCATGGTTCCATACGTCCAGACCTGATCTGCGTAGTTGTAGATCACGTATTTGTCAACCGAATTGTTGCTGCTTTCATTACTAACGTAGAACCACCAGACTTCGTTAAAGCCTTCATTGGCTCCAGCAAACACTTGATAAGACTGTCCTAAGTTGATGTCATCAAAGATGTATTGACGCAAGGTACATGGCAAAGTCTGAACAGTACCGGTGTACATATAGAACTTGCCCAGCCCCATCCAATATGTCACGTTGTTAACCGTGATCATCGCATTGGGTCCAATCACCGAGATGTTGTCCATCAAGATGTTGAAGCTCCAAACGTAGGGAGCACCGATGTACTGCATGGTGTACAGCGCCGAATCTGTCCAAATCAAAATCTCTTGACGGGTTGCACGAGCACCCACAATGTACGAACCATTGGACAACGGGAACTCGCCTGATTGATTGGTAACCGCAGGCACCCACTGATATTGGTTAGCTTGGTCAGACCAGCGAACCAACATAGGGTTGAATGGTGTATTTGGAGTCCCAGAAACGTAAGAATTAGCACCAAAAGCAATCACAAACTCTTGGATTGCAGAAGAAATTACTTGGTAAGTTGAGTTTGGAACATATGTCCCAGAATATCCTGCAGTTGTTGACAAATACT